CTCTTCAACAGCATGGGCAATAAATACAACATCTTTACCAAGGCCCTGCCATTTACGGACCATTGTCATAAACTTATTGCCAGCCAAACCTTGAGCTTTAAGGGTTAAAGTTTGGTCACGCTGTCTATTATCAGGATTCTTTAAAAGTTGATCCTTAATAGCATCCAACATAGCCCCAACGGTATCAGCCACAATTGTTTGATAGTTGTCGTAAAAACTATCTTTTAAATTCTCAAGGTCTAACCATGTATCAATACGTACAATGGTGCCACGGCGAAGCTCAGGTGCTACACGATGCTGACCTTTATCAAAGTCAAAAATTACAGGCTTATTAGCTGTATGAGCGATGGAACTTTTACCAAGACCAGGGTCTGTATATAGGTAACAAATTACGCTTTGAACCAATAATGTTTGTTCGGGTGTAAAAACTTCAATAGCCATAATATTTTTGCTCCTATCGACTGCCAGTAAAGCCGCGAGAACGTTTATAGTTTTTTCGGTCAGGTGAAGGGATGTGTGAGCCACCCAGATCTTTAGCCAGTTGCTTTGATCGCTGAAAGCGGATTTCTTGGGTGAGTACTTCCCAAACTGCTGGGCTATCTTTTTTAAATTGCTCGACATTTAAAGGGGTTTTAACGCCATCCTTGCTGATTTTGTAAAGCACTTTGCCATTAGCGTTTGAGGCAAATAATTGCCAACCTATGCGAACTGAATAAAGGCCTGTTTCATCTCGACCTAAATATGACTTGTAGCCGTCAGGGTGTTTTTTATAATTACTCATGATTAAGCCCCCACCAACTTATTACGTTCGATGAAGCCTTTAAGTAGGGCATTGATATTGCGGTGATCGTTATAATCTGTGAAATCGCTGTAAGACTTTCCGTTTACATCGGTGATTTCATTGATAGTGAGCTGGGTTACATCGACAGCAGTAAATTCGGAACCCGGTACACCGTAACTATCAGGATGAGTTTCAAAATCAAAGCTAACATTTACGCGGAAGCCATCAAGCTTGATAACGGCAATACCTGATGTTTTACTAATGATCTTTGCTGTTTGAACACCATAGCTGCTAGGTTTAGTTTGCGGTGTGAAGTTGTATGTATTAGAAGCAGAGCTAGACTGTGCTGTTTTATATTCACATGAAGCTAAACCAGCAATCAAAAACAAAGCTGTGAAGCCTGTCACTTTGATGTGGTTGAAAGGAATTGTATTTACGTTCATAATTGATCTCGCAGTTTGCAAAGCACATCGAAAGGTCAGAGAGTCGGTGTGCTTTTTTGTTGTCTGTGAGAAAAATATACCTGTAAGGTAAAATAAAGTAAATACCTGAAAGGTGAAATTATTGGATTATTTTTTTACTTGCTAGGTGTATTTAATGTAAAGACAATAAAAAACCCACCAATTGGTGGGTTTAAATAATGATTTATTAAATTAATTAATGAGCCTTTGGATGTTGTTGTCTGTGTTGACTAGGAGGCACAATATCGGTAATGGCAGTAATGCTTTCGATTTCATCCATGTCAAAAGTTAAGCGTTCACCACCGTTTACAGCTAACAGATTTAAGACATTATTATGAATGCCAATATATTCTTTAATTGTGCATCTGCCATCTTTTAAGCAAACTTGCACAAATTCAGTCGGCGTTAATTCTGCATCTGGATCACATACAACATACCAACCATTCCGTATAGCTGGATACATTGAGTCACCAGTACCTTTAATAGCATATGATCGATCACCAGCGGTGTGAGTAGGAACGTACCCATCACCAGCATTACCATCATACCCCATATCTGTAAAATAACCATCCATGCCCATTTTACTGTACGCCTTAACTGGAACCCATCTTTTTGAAATAACTAAAGGTTTCTCTACATTTGTAGAAAAAAGTACAGCATCCTCACTGTCAGGAATATTGTATTTCTTCTTAAAGGCTTCTATGTCGAGTTTTTTAAAACTTGTAGCGCCATCTAAATGCTGAGCGGGCACATTTTGACCTTCAGACTGATCCAAATAACCACGAGGTTTATTAAAAGCTTCTTCTATTTTTAATGCAGTTTCATCCCCGATATTTTTTGTTGGATTCTTCCCGACATATTGGCTTAACAATCCATAAGACATATCAATTTTTTCGGCAAATTCAGAACGAGTTAGTCCCGATTCCTTCATTAATTTCTTTGTATTACTAAGCCTAATTTCATGAATAGTCTTTAATTCACTCATTTTTTCAATTCACCTCTAGCGCTGAACTCAAAAATACCTAATAGGTAGAAAAAATAAATACCCTAACAGGTTGTATTTTATTTACCTTGTAGGTATATTTATTAAATATATTTACCAGTGAGGTGCATTAATGCTTACTCTACATAGCTATTGGCGAGGATTAAGTGAAAGCGACCGTCTCAAGTTCTGCAAAGATGCAGAAGTTACATACGGATATATGGAAACTCATTTAATCCATGCTCGCAAAAGACCACGAATGGAGACCATTCAAAAAATGGTTGAAGCAAGTAATCAAAAACTAACTCACAAAAGCTTGTTTGATTTCTTTCTAGGAACATCAAAAACAGCTTAGGAACCACCATGAGCAAATTATCAATTGATCTTTCTGCAAGCGCCAGAAATGATGCATCCCGCATATTGCATGGTCTTGATTTAAGCAATCAAAAAGAGATTGCAGAACATTTAAAGGTTGATCCAAGCACAATCACTCGACTTAAAACAGATAAGAAAAACAATGGATTGAATGAAATTGAAATGTTTTGCGAGCTTTTGAGTCTACTTGGTTTAAAGGTTGTACCAAAAGATTATCAAAGCATTGATAAAGAGCGAGTTGCTGCACTTTTAGTTATGTCTAAAAGCTGGATGAATCGAATTGAAACGGTGGATGACTTATTCCATGACGAAATCAGTGGTCAAAAGGAAAAGCTAGGATATTAAAAAAGCCTGATCTCGGAAATCAGGCTTAGTTAATTCAATTACTGGCTAGAGGAATCGAATATGCAAACTAATTTATCAAATCAAACGGATAAAGACAATCTTCAAGAGCAGAAGCGTCAGCAAATTATTCAATCTTGGTATGAACCAGCTCTTAGAACTTTAGAAGGATTGCTTGAAGTACGTAAGCAGAATTTGCGAGACCAAAAACGTGATGAAAATAATGCAGCAGTAAAACGTGATGAGTTTATGCATGCACTTTCTGAGCAGCACAGAATGCCCATTTTCCATGCTGGGCAAATTATCTCAAGTTTGTATCGGGCAAAGCGCATTCGCTATTTAGGTAGCACTTTCATTCAGATGAATGAAGAGGGGGCTTAATGAATGAGTTGGCTCTTTTCGCAGGCGCTGGTGGCGGAGTACTCGCATCTTACCTCTTGGGATGGCGCACAGTGTGCGCAGTTGAACGTGATGCCTACGCCGCACAAGTTCTGGCGCAACGACAGAATGATGGAATTCTCGAAGCTTTCCCAATTTGGTCTGACATTACAACTTTTGACGGAAAACCATGGGAAGGAATTGTTGACGTTATATCTGGCGGCTTTCCATGCCAAGACATCTCATCCGCGGGAAAAGGAGCAGGTATCGAAGGCGATCGTTCCGGGCTCTGGTCAGAAATGGCACGAATTATTGGTGAAGTACGACCTAGTTACGTGTTCGTGGAAAACTCACCAATGCTTGTTTCCAGAGGACTTACAAGAGTCATCAGTGATCTTGCCAAAATGGGGTATGACTCGCAATGGGCACGTTTTTCAGCATCTAACTTTGGAGCGCCCCATATCCGTGACCGAATCTGGATTGTGGGCAACTCCCGCTGCGAGCGACTCTACACGGGGAGGAAAAATAACGGCCAACATGACAGGAATTTCACTAGCACAGCAAATCAATACCCCCGAACGGTGGCCAACTCCCAAAGCATCGGATGCCAAACGAATGGATTGTGCATCGGAGCGCAACAGAAAAAGCCCTTGTCTGGAAGCAACTGTAAAAATGTGGCCAACTCCGAAAGCTTCAGATTGGAACAAGAGAGGGAATATCAGTCCTCACCCGAGAAACGGTTTGCCGGGTGCAGTCATGAACTTTCCTACTCCGACTGCGAGCGATGCAAACAAGTGGAGCAACGAGTCATTAGCCGAACGCAAAGCGAAGGGCAGGCAGATTCGTCTCAACACAGCAGTTTCACCAGAGGGTGGGAATGGTGGTCGATTGAACCCGAACTGGGTCGAGTGGCTGATGGGGTGGCCAATCGGGTGGACAGACTTAAAGCCATTGGAAACGGACAAGTTTCAATCGTGGCTAGAAGCGCATTTGAATATTTAGGGGAAAGTCTATGAGTTTAGATGCGACCATTTGGGCTTGGAAAACCCGTCAAAAACAAAAGGCGGGTGGAGCATTAAAACCACTTAAAAAATTAGTCCTTCTTTCGCTAGCCGATCGAGCTGGTGAAACACATGAGTGCTATCCGAGTATTGCTCGTTTAGTGGAAGACACAGAAATGGATCGTAAGACCGTTTTAAAAATCATTGATGAGCTAATTGAGGATG